TTACGGCTGGATTGCGCAGTCCCGCAGCATGGGAGCGCCGATAACCTCACCCACGCCGGCGCAAAGAATGACGATCGTCTGCCCCTTTTTCAGTGTTGGGGCGATTGCCTTACTATCGTCGCTGAGCATCGCCTGAGCTGCCATAAACTGATTGTCGGTCGCGAGTTGCACGACTGGATCGTCAGCGAAATCGAGGGTGATGCCAGTAATTAGGCCGGTAACCTCGAGTGGGTGCTCGCCGAAACGCTGCTGAGCGGCTGCTTCGTTCTCTTCATAGGCGCGAGCAAGCTCACGTGCCGTGACTTTCACTGGAGCCAGCCGGGGCAGTGCCGATCCGCCTTCGGTCGATGCCACGGCTGCCGACGTACCATTGGTCTGGGGAGCAGGAGCCAGAAGGCCGATCACAAACAGCAAGCCCAGTAGCCCTGCAAAGCCAACGAGGATTCGTTTGCCCCAGCCCCATTTCTTCTTCTCAACTTCAGCCATTTTTCCCTCCTGTTAGACTCTTCGGCCGATCCAGATCACGCGGCCGACGATGAAGATTTCGTCCTCGGTGGCATCGATCGGGGCGACGGCCGCATTGTCGCTCAGTAAACGGAACTGACCACCTGGCAGGCGGCGCACTCGCTTGATCATGCCGAGGTCGCCATAGCCGACCGCCCAGATGCGATCCTGGTGCTGCACGACGTTGTCAGCCCGGTTCACCAGGACGTCATCGTCATCCAAGATCGTCGGCATCATGGAATCGCCCTGGCCCGAGGTTAGGAAGACTTCTGCTGGGCGGCCGCGGGTTATCCGGTTGAGCCAGTCGGCACGGAACGGGACCATCCGGCTCTCGACATAGTCGCCCACGACGGCGCCTGCCCCCATCGAATAGGCGATGTCGACTTCTGGAATCATGGCCAGCCCGAGCTCGCGGACGACGTCCTCCTGCTCAAGCTTCCAGACCTCGTCGGGAAGGTTCATTTGCTTCTTGCCGGTGAGGAGCCAATCAAGGCTGACATCCAAGGCGCCGGCGATCTTCAGCGCGATGTCCGACCGTGAAGGTCCACGCGCGATTGCGTCCCGAAGAGTCTGGTCTTTGATGCCAGTGCGCTCGGCAAGCCACGAAATTGAACGATCTCCCAGCACGGATTTTATGCGAATCCCCGCCTCTGGCAGCTGCTCAACGCCTTGACGCCCGAAGTTTCGTGCTTTACCCGAATGTTCGGGACGAAGTTTCGGGACATCAGCCATGTTGGCGACCATGCACAAAGAAGACATCAAAGCCGGGCTTCGAAAGAGGTACGGAACAGTCGCTGAGTTCGAGCGACTGAAAGGGCTGCCGCCCAAATCGGTATCTGAAATCCTTCGCGGTCGCGCCTGGCGCGCCGTCGAGGAAGCGGTTGAAGCCGCGCTGAAGGAGAAGGAACCGACCCATAAGCTATCCGAACGTTCGGATAACAGCGAACGCGGCCGGGCGCATCGTCTAAATGCAGGGGTGCGCTGAACATGGCGACCGCTCCCGCTTCAGGCGTCGTTGACCTCGTCCAGCCCGGCGACGTCATCACTCTCAACCCTGCCGAAATCGTGCTTGGAGAGCGGCTGCGGCCGATTGACCAGGCGTGGGCTACTGCAATCGGGCAGTCGATGGCGCGCGAGGGGCAAATCCACGCTGTAGACGTCCGGCGCAACAGCGAAGGACAGTGGGAGCTAGCCGGCGCTGGCGGTCACCGAGTCACCGGCGCCCGGCTGACAAATATCCCGGTCGAATGCCGAGTGGTCGCCTTTGGATCCGATCTAATCCGGCGCCGCGAGGCAGCCGAGAATCTCTTCCGTCGCGCCAATGATCCGCTCGAGCGAGCGGAAAGCATGGCCGAGTTGGTCCGATTGCATCGAGAGAATGCAGGGATCGAAGCCGCCGACCGTCGCGGAAAGTCGGTACCGAAGCGCCTCAAGGAGGAGGCCGAAGAGACGTGTGCAACCTTTGCACAGGTCTATGGCTGGGCCGAAGAAGTCGGCGCCGAACTCGGCTTCTCGAAGCGGACGGTCCAGTATGACCTTCTTCTCTATCGCAGCCTGCCGCCGTCGTTAATTAAGCAGCTCCGCGACGCGAAGCATCCGATCCTCAAGAATGCGAGTCAGCTGCGCGCGCTCGCCAAGCTGCCGACGCCAGAGCAGGGGGTCGCCGCTGCGCGCCTCGTCGCGGGCGTCAAGAGCATCGGTGAAGCGATCGCGCTGGTGCGGCGGACGAACAAGCCGCTCCCCGAGGACAAGCGCCTGTCGGCCTTCATCGGCGCCTTCCAGCGCATGAGCCTGGCCGAACGCAAGGGAGCTCTGAGCGCCCTCGCGCCTCTGCTGCCCAAGGACTGGATGGAAACTATCGTGGAGGCTCGCTGATGCCCGGCCACGGCCTCACACCGTCCGAGCGGGCGGTTATGGATCTCTGGGACGAGGGCTGCTCGGCCAAGCAGATCGCCACGTTCCTCAGCAAGGATCTCAAGGCCGTCAACCGCGTGATCGGCACCTATTCGATCAAGGCATCCGATCGGCCGTCCGCATTCGACCGCATGGCGATCGCCGGAAGCAAGGCGCTGCTCGCCGCGATCCTTCGTCACCACGTCGAGCGCCCCGCGGAGGCTAGGCCATGAGCGATCGTCAGGCAAAGACGGTGCGCTTCGTCACCGAGCAGCTCGAACAGCGGGGCGTGGCGCCCACCTATCGCGAGATCGCCGCGCATCTCAGCGTGTCAGTTTCGGCGTCCTACAAGATCGTCGACCGGCTGATCGGGCAGCGGCGCCTGGTCAGGACCAAGGGGCACAACCGCAATCTCAGCGTGCCCGGCCGGGTCGAGCTGCGCGACGTGCCGTCTCTGACGCTGAAGAACGAACTGGAGCGCCGCGGCGAGCTTTTCGAAAGCGCCAGCGCTCTCAGTGTCGCCCGAGGACGAGAATGCGCGGCAACCGGCTGCGCCATCAAGGTCCAGCGCGGCCACCTTTTTTGCATCCGGCACTACCGCGCCGTCCCCCGCACGATCATGGGCAATCTGCTCAATTCCTTCTCGCGTCAGGACCGCAAGGGCTTCGAGCGCTGGTTCGGGATGGCGAAGGACAGCCTCGACGCGCAGGGGCTCGTCGAAACCGTGGTGGAGCGCGTCCAGTGAGCCGCCGGGTTTCCGAAGCCGACCGGATGCGGGCGGCGCGTGAAGCCTTCGAGCTTGCGCAGTACGAGGGAATTACCGTCCTCGAAGCCCGGCAGCTGCTCGCCGATCGGCGCCGTGTCGCGCTGGCGGCCGAGCGCCGCGCACGGATGGATGCAGCGCGCGGCGTCATCCGGCGCTGTGGAACTGCTGATCGGGCGAGCGAGCCGACGACCGGCCTCGAACCCTCGCATCCTGCAGCAGCCCAGCCTGAGCGTCGCTTCTGGTGGGAGGATCGCGACTGATGGGCGACGTCATTCGCACCAAGCGCTGGCGCGGCGGTAAGGGTGGCGGCTCAACCCTCCGCTCCGATAATTTGCGCCCGGCGCCAGCGCTATTCACGCCAGACTTCGTCAAGCATATGCTGGCGCTTACCGAAAAGGTAGGACGGCCCACCGCGGCAGCGGCGCCGTTCCCGACACCCAAGGTCAAGCCGACCCTGAAGGTGTCAACCAGTTCCCCGGCAGCGGCCGTCACTCCCGAGCCTGCTGTCGTCCCCGTCGCGCCGGAAGAGCCCGCCAAGCTCCCCGACGATACGGGCAACCGCGAGCTGGCGCCGCTGTCCAAAGCGGCGCCGGCTCGCACCTCCAAAAGATACCCAGGAGCGTCCGGTACGGCTCGCAAGGCCCCCGGCGCAGCGTCATCGGGCGCTGCCTCGCGGATCACAGATCGCGCTCCAATCGCCAGCGAGCCGGCTCCCGCCCCAGTCGAGGAGCCGGCTCGCACCACGCCTGCGTTCAGGCCGCTTCCGGCCTTCATCTACGCCGAGCGGATCGCGTCGGCGCGCGCTTACCTCAACGCGCGGCATTTCACGGTGCGGCGCGACAATCCCGACGACTTGATCGCCCGCTGGGCGGTGTCCGGCCTTCACGGCTTCCTTAGCAACGAAGAGCTGGTCGCCTTCGCCCAGCGGCAGGGCATGGCATGAGCAAGCGGCGCCCCGCTCTCAACTCCAGCCAGCTCGGCTTTACGTTCGAGCCGCCGGTCGCCGCCTCGCAGCCGGCCGACCTAGCCGGCCTGGAGCGGGTGATCGCAAGCGGTGTCGCCATGGGTCTGAAGGACGATCCTCGGACCCGGCCAGAGATTGCGGGCGCCATGTCGGCGCTGCTCGGCGAGGACATTACCGGCTTCATGCTCGACGCTTATGCAAGCGAGGCGCGCGAAAACCACAACATCTCGGCCGCCCGGTTCCTCGCCTTCGTAGCGGTGACGCGGCGATACGACCTCTTGGATCACGTGCTGCGCCGGATCGGTGCCGCAGCCCTGGTCGGCGAGGAGATCCTTTGCGCCCGGTCAGGGCACCTGCGGGCGCAGATCGACCGGCTGAAAGCCGAGCTCAAAGACATCGAGAATCGGGCAGGCCCGATCGGGCGGTGCGGCCAATGAGCGGCGCGGGGGAAAAGCACGACGTGAAAGCATGGTTCACCTCCGCCGAACTGGCTGCCCTGGCGCTACCCGGGCTGAGCAAGGCGAAGCGCAAGATCAACGAAAAGGCGGCGGCCGAGTGCTGGGCGCTTCGCGAGGACGGGGGCGGCCAGCCGCTCGCCCGGCCGAGAGCGGGGCGGGGCGGCGGCCTCGAATATCACGTCGACCTGCTTCCCGCTGTAGCGCGGCTGGAACTGGTCCGGCGCGGCATGGTGGTCGAAGGGGCCGAGCAGGCCGCCAAGGCGCCACAGACCGCGCTGACGCGCTCCTGGGCATGGTTCGAAGGTCAATCCGCCAAGGTGAAAGCCGAGGCGGAGCACCGCGCCGCGATCATCGCCCGCGTCGAGGCTTACGAGGCCGGTAGGCTGACGCGGTCGACGGCGATCGCGCTGGTCGCATCGGAAGCAAACCTCGCTTCCTCGACGCTCTGGGGCTGGCTGAGCCAGATTGAAGGCGTGGACGCCTGCGATCGATTGCCGCACCTCGCGCCGCGTCGGCAGGGCGGGGGCGCCGAGGCGGAGGTCGACGCCGGCGCCTGGCAGTTCCTGATCAGCGACTATCTTCGGCCCGAGAAGCCGACATTCGCCAGCTGCTATCAGCGTTGCCTTGTCGATTATGCCGAGCCGCGCGGCTTGCAGCTGCCTCACCGCAAGACGCTCTATCGCAAGCTTGAGCGCGAAATCGACGGCCGGCTGCTGATCGCCCGCCGTGAAGGGGCAGAGGCGCTTCGTCGCACCCTGCCGCCGCAGCAGCGCACCGTCGCGGCTAGCCATGCCATGGCTTTGGTCAACATCGACGGCCACAAATGGGACGTCTTCGTCCGCTTCCCAGACGGCAGGATCGCTCGGCCGATCATGGTCGCGATTCAGGACGTCTTCAGCCGCAAGATCCTGTCCTGGCGGATCGACCAGACCGAGAATGCGGTCCTCACGCGGCTCGCGTTCGCCGATCTGTTCCGCGACCATGGCATTCCGGCGGGCTGCCTGATGGACAACGGCCGGGCCTTCGCCAGCAAGTGGATCACCGGCGGCGCGGCGACCCGCTTCCGCTTCAAGATCAAGGCGGAAGAGCCGACCGGCCTGCTTACGGCGCTCGGCGTCCGGATCCACTGGGCCACTCCTTACCGGGGACAGTCGAAGCCGATCGAGCGCGCCTTCCGCGACCTTTGCGACAGCGTGGCGAAGCATCCGTCCTTCGCCGGCGCCTACACCGGTAACCGACCTGACGCGAAGCCTGAGAATTACGGGTCGAAAGCGATCGACTTCGACCTGTTCCAAGCGGTGGTGAAGCGCGGGATCGAAATGCACAATGCGAAGCTCGGCCGGCGCACCGAAACTGCGCACGGACAGAGCTTCGACGACGTCTTTGCCGCCTCTTACGCCGCCAGCCCGATCGGGCGGGCCACGCCGGAGCAGCTGCGGATGGCGTTGCTGACGGCTGAGGAGTTGCGTGCCGATCGCGCGACCGGCGCGATCACATTGATGGGCAATCGCTACTGGGCTCCGGAGATGGCCCAGCTCGCCGGTCAGAAGATCACCGTTCGCTTCGATCCGGACGATCTGACCCAGTCGGTCCACGTCTATGACAAGGCAGGCCGCTTCCTCGCCACGGCGCCGGTATGGGAGCAGACCGGCTTCCTCGATGCCGGCGCGGCACGGGCGCGAGCCCGCCTCGAAGGGGACCTCAAGAAGGCCGTCAAGCGCCAGGAAGAGGTCGCCGACCTCCTCCGCGCCGAGGAGCTGGCGCGCCTCATTCCCGCCCACGACGACGAGCAGCCGGAGCCGCTGCAGCCGACCATCGTGCGGCCCGTGCGGCACCGCGGGATGACCGCGGCTGCGCTGAAATCGGCGCCGGTCGCCACACCGACCGCGGCGCCGGCGCCCACCCCCATGATCGACCGCTTCGCGCAGGCCGTCAGGCACCTGCGCGTCGTGGAGGATTGAGCGGCCTCCCCGGGCCACAACGAAGAGGAAGCTTGAAGAATGAATACCCCCGACAACCTCCCGGTCGACGTCGACGAGCAGCGCTCGTGGCTGCTCGCCCACAAGGACCTGAGCGGTCTTAGCTGGCCGGCGCTAGCGACCCAGATGGGCCTGAAGTCGGGCACCATCTCGGTCTTCGCGACGGGCAAGTACCAAGGCGATAATGACCGCATCGCGCGCGACATCTTCCGCTTCCGCCAGAAGCTGACCAGCCAGGCCGACCTGGCGCTCGATGCCCCGATCATTCCTGGGTACTTCGACACGCCGACGAGCCGCCGGGTGCAGTCGACCCTTCTTTGGGGCCAACGTGGCCGTATGGTCGCGATGGCGATGGGCCCTGGCACCGGCAAGACGACCGCGCTGCTCAACTTCCGAGATGCCATGTCAAACGTCTGGGTGGTCACGATGTCGCCGAGCTCGGCCGGCGTGAACAACATGTGCATCAAGGTGCTTGAAGCTCTCGGCGAAAAGGGCGCGCGCGGAAGCAGCCAATCTCTATCGGCGCGCATTCGTGAGCGCCTGACGGGCACCGGGGGCCTGCTGGCCTTCGACGAAGCGCAGCATCTTTCCGTCCCGGCATTGGAGGAAATCCGCAGCTGGCATGACGAAACCGGGGTCGGGATCGCACTCCTTGGCAATGAAACGGTCGTGAGTCGGATTGAGGGCGGGCAGCGCAAGGCGATTTTTGCACAGCTCTACAGCCGGATCAGCATGCGGCACGTCCAAGCGCTGCCGCTGAAGGAAGATGCCGAAGCGTTGGCGGCCGCGTGGGAAGTCACCGAGGAGCGACAGGTCAGGTACATCGTCAAGCAGGCAAGCATGCCAGGCGGCCTGCGCGGCGTGACGATGATGATGGAGCTGGCCACGGTGATCGCCAACGGCGATCGCGAGCCCCGCACTCTGTCGCATCTGACCGACGCCTGGGCGCAGCTCACCAGCCGCCCGCTGGGAGCCTGAGCCATGGCGACCATTGATCGCATCCTGAGGGTTCTGACCGGCCAGGAGCGGGGTGCGTCCTGCGGCCTGGGCCTGATGAGTCTGGTCATCGCCGCCGGCGTCCTTCTCGGCCCGGTCCAGATTGCTTTCCTCCTCGCGCTCGGAGGTGAGCGGTGAGTGGGCTTTCCGACGTCGCCCTGCTGGACCGGTTGCGGGTTCTGAACACCGAGATCGCGATGATCCGCGGCGAAGTGTTCCGGCGCGCCGGCGTGCCGGCGCCGAGCCTCGATTCGCGCGTCGACGACGTGATTGAAGCGGCCGGCCGCTTCAGCGCCACCCACGTCAGTCTTATCCGCGGGCGCGGTCGATCCGAGAGCCTTTGCAAGGTTCGGTTCGCCGTCATGTGGGTGAGCCGCATCGCGTTCGGTTACTCCACGCCGAAGATCGCAAGGGCGCTCGGCAATCGCGATCACACCACGATTCTAACTGGCATTCGCCGCGCCGAGAGCCTGCGGGCAACTGATACTGCCTTCCGCGCCTTCACTGACGGCTTGCTGGCCCTCTTCGCACCCAAGGAGAACACCCATGCGGGCCACTGAAGCGCGCCGCGCCACGTTCGATTGCGGCGACCAAGATCGCCGCGTGATGATCGCCAAGGTGCATGTCGCCAAGAAGGAGCTTGGCCTCCTCGATGACGACTATCGGGCGATGCTGATCCGGGTGACCGGCAAGCCGAGCTCCGCCCAGTGCAGCCCTGCGGAGCTACGCGCGCTGCTCGACGAAATGAAGGCGAAGGGGTTCAAGGCCAAGCCCGCGACCGGACGTCGCGGCGGGGCAGCAGCGGCGGCCGATCATCCGGTCGCACGGAAGGCGCGGGCCTTGTGGGTCTCGCTCCATCACCTGGGCGCGATCGCCAATCCGTCCGAGCAAGCGCTGGAGGCCTTCGCCCGTCGGCAGCTGAAGGTCGCCAAGCTGCAGTGGGCCGACCAGGCGCAGGGCTACAAGCTGATCGAAGCGCTGAAGGCGATCGGGGAGCGGAACGGCTGGTCGTTCAAGTCGACCTGGAACGACGGTCGGCAGCCGAGCGTGAAGGTCCTAAAGGTCCGCCTCGTCGAGCGGCTGCAGCAGCTGCTGACCGACGCCGGCATCGCACCGGTTTCGTGGACGCTCCGCCAGCTTGCCTGGCACCTCGCGGGCATGGAGCGCGAGGGGCCGGTGCCCTTCTGGAGCGAGAGCGATCTCGACCTCCTGGCACGCGCGCTGGGCGACAAGCTGCGGGAGGCGCGGTCGTGAGCACGGACAGGGCCGAGCAGCGGGAAGCCGAAACCGGAGACGCTCTGACGACGATGTTGGCCGCGCTGAGGCTTGCCGAGCCGATGCTCGAGGTCATGCACAGCATGACGATGTCGAAGGAAGCGGAGTTGGCCATGGCCGAAAGGCTGCTCGCCGTCCGCCGCGCCATCGAAGTCGGGATCAAGGTGCTGTGAGCGCCACCTGTTTCTACTGCCGGAGCCGTCCGGGACGTGCGGACAGCCCGATCGGAAGTTCGCTTTGCGACAGCTGCTGGCCGCTGAATGGGCACGTGATCTCCATGCAGGGGGGCCGCGACGCTTGGGCGGCAATCTGCCGGTGCGGATGGCGCTTCGAAGCCTCCATTTCACACGCGGCGCGAGAGCTGGCCGTTCGCATGCACTGGGAGACCGTGCTCAAACAGGAGCGAGGCTGATGGCGCAGCGTCTTGTCCGCCCGATCGCCGTGCGCGGCTATTCGGTGGTCTTTCGCTCGGCCGAGCGCACCGCCTGCCCGGGCTGCGGGCGTTCGCACTGGCTGGTCGGGCGCATACTGGCGGAATGCGCCTTCTGCGGTACCGCCTTGCCGCTCGAGCAGGGCCGCCGAGGCGGGTGATGGGCGGCCCCGCGCGCTCGACTGTCTACCAGGAGGTCGCCTCGGCGATCGGCCGGGAGAGTGCGCGCAAGCTGATCGAGAAGTTCGGCGGCACCAACCTCTTCATTCCTAAGACCATCGGCGCGCGCCACCCAATTGCCCAGGCGCTCGGCACCGAGACCGCGCGCCAACTTAGCGAGCTATTCCACGGCACCGAGCTGAACCTTCCGGTCTCCGCGAGCCGACGCCGGGCGGTTCGCAAACTAGCGCAGCAGCCGGGCATGACCCGGCAGCGGATCGCGCTCGAGACCGGCTACAGCGAGCGCCAGGTCTACCGCATCATCGGCGAGGACGCCGACGTCGGCCAAGGCGACTTGTTCGGCAAGGATGGACATAGCGAGCTCGGCTCGGAATAAAGGCTCAGCGCGAATCCGGCGAGCCCCTGACATTTGTCAGGGAAAGGCGGGCGCCTCCACCGGCTTAGACCGGCCGGTATGGCCTCACTCCTCCCCAAGGCAATCGCAGCGCTGATCGACGGCATTCTTGCCCGAGAGGGTGGCTTCGTCGACCATCCCAGCGACCCCGGCGGCGCCACGCGCTTCGGCATCACGCAAAACGTCGCGCGAGCGGCTGGCTATCACGGATCGATGCGGTCGCTGCCAGAGAGCATCGCGCGCGACATCTACCTTGAGCGTTACGTGGAGGGACCGGGGTTCGGCCGCATCCTCAAAGTCATGCCGCGCCTGGCCGAGGAGCTGGTCGACACGGGCGTCAACATGGGTCCGGCCAAGGCCGCCGAATTCCTGCAGCGCGCTCTCAACACCTTCAATCGCCGCGGTCGCGACTTCGCCGACATCGTCGTCGACGGCCGGATCGGTCTGGCCACCATGGGGGCGCTTCTTGCCTTCCAGAAGGCTCGCGGGGCACACGCCGAAGTCGTCCTCCTTCGCCTCGTCGAGGGGCTTCAGGCCGTCCGCTACGTCGAGATCGTGGAAGGGCGGCCCGCCAGCGAGGACTTCATGTTCGGCTGGATCCTCAACCGCATTGGCAACGTGAAGGGACAGTAATGCGCCTCTTATCGATCATTTGCGCCGCGATGTTGCTTGCCTCGTGTGGGTTGGTTGGCGAAGTCGCTAGCGCGCCGCCGCCGCTGTCGCCGCCAGCCTCTGTATCGGCCGGACCAATCGTTACCGCGCCGCTTCGCGCCACCCAGGTCGACGAGCGCGCGATCAGGCTTGCATACGACAGCGCCGAGGTGCTGCTGACTGCGGTCGATGCCCTAGTCGCGGTGCGCGCCATCACCCCCGGCAGCCCGCAGGCACTGGCGATCGCGCGGAAGCTGCGCCGAGTCAAAGCCGCGCTCAACGCAGCGCAGCTCGCCCAGCGGGCAGGCAATGCGACAAGTTACGAGGCCGCCATTCGCGACGCGCAGGCGGCGTTCGGCGACGCGAAAGCGGCTCTTCAGGAGATCCGGCGATGAACCCCCTAAGCCAGCTGCTCACCGAAGCGAAGAAACTTGCCAGCTCGGCTATCGGGGTGATCGCCGGACCCGCCACCGTGCCAGGAAGGGCGATACAGGCGGCCACAGCCGTGCTGACGTTGATCGACCAGCTTCGTCCGCTGTTCGACGGCAAGGACGGCGAGGATCTGGAGATCAGCCGGACCGAGCTCGACACGCGCATCCAGGCCGTCAACGGTCGCTTCGATCGCACGATCGACACACTTGAGGGTCGCGACTGATGGCGAAAGCGCCGGTTGTCGACACCCTTACGTACCGCGAGCTGCCGCGCACGGCCGTGGCGACCGGCAGCGATCTGGTCACGATTCAAGCCGCGGACGGCGGGCCGGTACAGGCCATTTCCCTTAGCCGCCTGTTTGGCAGGCTGGGGCCGGTCGATATCGTCGTCAACAGCCGGGCCGAGTTGACCCTTGCGCCAGACAATGGCGCATTGGCGATTGTGTGGGGCGACGTCGATCCGGCCAAGCTCGGCTACTGGGTTAAGGACGGCCCGCCTAACGCCGGCACGTGGGTTCAGAGCAATGTCTTCAAGGGTTCGGGCGCGCCCGGCCGGCCTGGAGACCGTGGGGCCGATGGCAACACCATCCTTAGCGGCGCGACTCCGCCGGACGCCTCGATCGGCCGCAATGGCGACTTCTACATCAACTTCGGCAGCGCGCCTTGGCTGATCTATGGCCCGAAGGCAGTTGGGCAGTGGCCGGCGGGGGTGCCGATCGGTGGCAGCGGCGGCGGCGGCGGAACCGGGCCTTCGACGGGCATTCTCGATCCGAATCTAACTGCGCCAACGGTTGCCGCCGATCCCGCCAGCCCCGCAAACGGCTCGTCACCGATTTTCTTCGTCGACAGCGACGACACACTCGATGTCGCGCTCGGTTATAAGCTCGTCGTTGAATTCCGCGACAAGGCAGGCAACCTCCTTGGCTCGGGCCAGAGCGCTGCGCTTTCCGACGACCCTGATGGCTCCGACCTTGCGCTTTCCAACCTTAACACGCTCGCCGCTGGCACTCGCCGCTATCGATTCCGCTGGGAACGCACCGATGGCAGCGCGTGGAGCGCCTGGTCCGAGACAGTTATAGTCGGTCCGGACGACGTCGAGCCGCTCCTGAGCCTGCCGACGAAGGCCGAGGTTGGGGCGACGAGCGCCACCATCGGCTTCACGACCAACGAAGCGGGTCCGCGCTACACCGTCATCGTTCCGGCCGCTGAGGAAACTCCCGACCCCGTCGAGGTCAAATCCGGGCAGCGCTGGAACGGGACCGCTGCTCCGTTTGTCCACACCGGCGGGGCGGTCGAAGGAGCCAACGCATTCTCAGTTTCCGGCTTCACCGCGCTGACCGCCTACAAGGTTTGCACGGTGGTCGAAGACACCGCGACCCCGCCCAACCTTTCTGCGGTCCTGGTGGACGTCTTGACCACGGCCTCCTTGGCTCCGGCAACCCTTTGGCAGGGCAGCGCGGGCGTTAACCGTCATGCCGACATGGGTATCGATGACACTGGCTTCATTGCGACGAACGCTGCCGGCCAGGGCGCCCCGGCCTTTGTTCGAACCATTGCGTCGCCTCTGCCGACCAAGTTGAAAGCGGAGTTCACAATCCTGGCGCTCAACTCGGGCAACATCTATTTCGGCATCGCCGAGCTGGCGCAGTCGCTGGCCAATTACCTGAAGCCCGGCAATGGCTCGGTTCCTGGCTGGTGCATGAGGGTCGGCACGGGAAGCCGCGAGTTCGCCTTCCAAAACGACAGCGGCCTCTACAGCGCCACCGCAGCGGCCATCGGCGATGTGTGGAACATGGAAGTCGACTTTACCGACATCGACGCCCCGATTGTCTTTCTAGACCGTAAGCCTTCGGCCGGAGCGGCCGCTAACGTGTTGGGCGGGCTGATGATCGGCTCGCTCGTGCCTGAAGCCCCCTCGCTTGTGGTTGGCATCGACAACGACGCCAGCTTCAAGATCAACAATGGTCAAGAGCCGTGGGTCATGGCCCCGCGAAGCGGCTTCGTGGGAGCTATGGCATGAGGAAAGGCAACACCCGGCTTTTCAGCACGATCATCAGCACGAAGGTCGTCGGCGCCGGCGGCTATGTCACCGGCCTCGATGGCGCGGCAGACGGCACCTTGATTGGTCGCTGCGACACGGCGGGGGCTTTTATCCTTGGCCCGAACGCGAGCGAATGGGTTCCTGCCTTTGTGCCTGGCGTCACGATAGCCGCGGCCGACGTAAGCGCTGACTACGGCATCAACGTTTTCGATGCTGCGGTCTGCTGGTCGGATAGCGGTTACATGCAGCAAGTCACGATGGGCAATCTGTGGCGCAAGGCGCCGGGCCTGAATTGGGCGAAGACCCCATTCCCGCGCCAGATGGTCAACGGCAACAGTCACCATCGCATGAACGGCAAGATGCTGGCGATCGACCCAGCTAATCCTGCTGTCGCCCTTTATGGCAACCACCATGGGCGCTATCGGACGACCGACGCCTGGAACACCCACACCGTCATTCCCAACGCCAGCGTGCCGCTGCCGCTGGTCGCGGGCAACGGCCCCTATCACGACATCATCATCTTCGATCGCTCGTCGCCTGTGACCGGCTCGGGCGCCACGGTGCGGACGACGGGCATCTTCTGGTTCGTCCCTGGCGCTGGCACCTACCACTCGACCGACGCTGGTGCGACCTGGGTCTTCATTGGCGGCCCGATCTCGGCGGCAACCGGCCGGGTTCGCCTATCGGACGGGCTGCTGATTCTCACCGGCCTCAACATTCAGGATGATGGCCCGGTCAGTATCTGGAACGGTTCGGCCTGGATCGCCGGCGCTCGCGCGGATGGCGGCGGCGCGGCTCTGCTTCACACTGTTGAGTTCGATGTGTCAGTGCCGAACCTCGTCCACGGCATCCAGGATGGCGGCGCGTATTGCAATTCGCTCGATGGCGGCCGGACCTGGGGCGGACTTGTCACCCTCAAGACCGACAACCCGGCCACAGTCGACATTCCTTGGCAGGTGCAGAATATCAGCTCGCGCGCGATCGGCGACATTCGTCAGCATCCCGTGAACCGGCGCCTGCGCATCTCTTGCGGCATCGGCTGCTGGGACATGCGGACGCCGCCGACTACCCTCACCGACGAATTCACGACGCCGCCGATTGTTACTCATGGCCTCTCGCTTGGCATTGAGAACATGGTGACCGGCGCCCTGTTCAATGCGCTCGACGGCACCACTGACGTTACGATGCAGGACAAGCAGCACATGCCGTTTGGTCCGAACGAGATCGGGCGAAAGTTCACTAACTCCTATGGCCCCCAGCGCGGAAAAATCGTGCGAGGCATCGCCGCTGACTTCGCACCAGAGGATAGCAAGTTCCTCGCCGTCACACTCGCGGCGGATATTGGTGACGACTGCGCTTATTCCGAAGACGGCGGAAAGACGTGGATTGGCCGGCCGCATCTCAAGGCGCTGACGGGCGGCAATGGCGCCGGGCAGATTGTCGTCATCAACAAGGACACCTGGATCAGGTGGCAATTCGTCACGCAGGCGAATGACGGCGCAGCGTGGTCGAATGGTCAGCCGGGCGGCGGCGGCGATCCAGCGGCGTATCGCATCGCCAATTTGAATGCCTCCATCCGCGGCAAGATTGCGCCCTACATCACTCGCAATGCCCGCGCCGAAAACCCGACCTGGACCGAGATTGTCATTGGCAGCGGCAATGCCAGCCTTGCGCAGCTCAACAGCAACAGCATCCGCATCTCGATGTTCAAGGATCCGTGGAACCCCACGGAAGTCTATCTCTACAACCCCGCCGACGTTGATTTCCCGAACACCGCCGACAGCATTGCCAGCCGCGGCCTATGGCGAATCAAGGTCAATCCCGACGATGTGGCGGTGACGCGGCTTCTTGATACTCGCATCTGGTCCAATACGAACAAGGACGCCTTCCATCTCAAGATGCGTCACGGCGGCAAGCCGCGAACGCTATTGATCTGCGGCGGCGACAACGTCCTCGGCGCCTATCGCGGCGTAGTCACGGGCGACTCTCTCACGCTTACCCCGCTCGGCGGCACCGACAATGTTGGAGCAGGAACCAAGTTCAACGAGGTCCAGTCGGTCAGCGCCGGCAAGGGGCGGTGGGACAGTGATGAGCCCTGCGCCTACGTCTTGGGATCGCGGGGCACGGTTGACGCACAAGATAACGGCGTCGATTTCAGCAAGTTCGGGGTTTGGGAAAGCCGCGATCTCTGGACCGCCGCGCCCGGCGAAGAGACTTGGGAGCGGATCGACCAGTTCCCTGGCAACACCCTGCCAAGCACGACGACCCCGGCCGAGGGCGCGCCTTACAACGACGTGATCGCTTCCATGCACAAATACCGGACGCTGACCTTTACCACGGGCGGCATGGGCGCGGTTCATCGGTTTGAGCGGCACCGCCGGAGGGTCCGCTGATGATGCAGCCTCCAGCGATCGTTCCCTGGCTTCTGCTGTTGTTTCGTACCGCCACCGGGGCAGTGCTAGGCGCCGGCATGTCCAGTCTCGCTGCCGCTAGCGCAGGGCCAAGTCTCGGCCCTGGGGAATTCACTCTCTTCGGCTTGGCAATTCCCCTTATGAGCGCCCTCTTCGGCGTACTGGGGGTTCTACTGGCGCGTCGTGTCGCTCCAATCTCACCGGCCACGGAAAGGCTTGGCCGCTCCGGAAACGGCGCATTGACGGCTTTGCTGGTTCTCGGTGTCCTGGCACTGGTGATCGCCGGCGAAAAGCGGCCGCTGGTGGCGCTCGGCTGGGCCGTGGGGCTCGGATATTCGGGGCTCGCCTTCGTCGAGCTGGTGGCGCGAACCGCGCTACTGTTTGCCCGAACCTTTCTTTCGATCGTTGCGCGCAGCTCGTCAGGCGGTCTCACGCCCGACGACGGCGCGAAGGAGTGACTATGTTCGGCGTAGACCTCGAGGCAATCCTCGCTCTCATCATCCTGGTCAGCTTCGGCTGGCTCGCCTTCAAGGGCGGAAAGGCCAATCCCGTGAGCACCGGCGACTTGGAAAAGCGCGTCTACAAAGACATTCACGAGATCAAGAACGAAATGCAGGCGCTCTACGGTCGCGTGGATAGCTCAGCCAAGCGCAGCGACATCGAGGCGCTGCGGACGGAGATCGCGCAGTCAGCCGGTGAGCGGACGCGTACCGCCAGTCGCGAGCTAGGCAAAATCCAGGACCAGGTCACCACCGTTTGCCAGAAGGTCGAAGGGATCGAGAAGTCGGCCGATCGGACAGCGGCCGGCGTGGACCGCCTTGAGCGCTACTTCCTCGAGCTGGGCATCAAGGGCCGCGACAAGTGAGCTACGCCGAGCATCTCGCGGCCGATCGCCGCCTCGCTCTGCTGCAACTGGTCATCGAGGACGGCGGCACGTCGAACGATAGCTCGCTGCTGACGGCAATGCGGATGATCGGCCATCGCCAGCATCTCGACCAGGCGGCGCTCCGCGGCCTGCTGAAGGATCTGGAGGCGCGCGACTGCGTCTCGATCGAGCTGGTGCGCGACACGATCATGGTCGCGAAGGTGACCGAGCGCGGACGCATGGCCGCGGCGGGGGACGTGGCGATCGGCGGCGTCTCCAATCCGCACAAGGGCCTCTAGCGATGGACGCCCGGGCGGCGAAGGAGCGCCGGCGCAAGTCGTCGATCGACCGGCTGGATCCGGAGATCAAGCGGCTGATCGGCGAGCTGCGGATCGACCGCGGCATGACGCTCGACGAGATCCGCGCCGAGCTGATCGCCATGCTGGCGGACAAGGCCCCGTCGCGCTCCGCCCTCGGTCGGCACGTGAAGTCGATCGAGGAAGTGGGTGAGCAGCTGCGCCACAGCCGTGAAGTGGCCAATGCTCTGGTCGCCCAACTGGGCGAGGCGCCCGAGGACAAGACGGCCGAGCTCAATATCGAGCTGATGCACGGCATGGTGCTGCGATTGCTGACCAGCTCGGCCGAGGACGGCGGGCCGGTGATGCTCGATGCCGAGCAGGGCATGTTCATGGCCCGAACGCTGCAGAGCCTGGCTGGCGCGCGCAAAACCAACCGCGAAATGATCCGTAAGGAGCGCGAGGAGGCAACCAAAGAAGCGGCTAAGAAGGCCGTGGACGCTGCCAAGTCGAAGGGCCTGTCAGGCGATACCGTCGATTTCATCCGCCGCGCGGTGCTGGGGAGCGAGGGGTGATGTACGAAAGACTTGGCCTCTTAGCTGCGCTCGCTTTCGGAGGCTTGGGCATGTCTGGGGTGGCCGGCTTCGAGCGGGCACCCGCACGGCCGCCCTTGTCGCTTGACGAGGAGGAGGAACTTTCAGCCAAGCGGATGCTGCGCAGAGCGCAGCGTCGACGCCAAAGAGAAGCTGCCGCGGCGCGCGCAGCGGCCGAAGCCGCGGCCGAAGCCGCTCGGCCGAAGTCGCGGCAGGAGCGTCGAGCTATGGAGCGCTCGCTGCCCTCCTACGGTCGCGAGGATTCAACCAAGTCTCGTCCTCGCTCAAGTAGCCTTGAACGGCTAATCGGCAAGCGGAAGCGCCGCTGGTGAGCGCGATCGAGACCCATCCCGAGGATTTGCAGGAAATCGGCGAGAAGATCGTCGAAATGGCCGAACGCGTCCGCGACATGGACAGAATTACCCCTGGCGCCGTCGCCCGGTGGGGCTTCGAGATGGATGACGTCCGCTACGGCGTGCGGATCTGCGTGGAGCCTCGGCCATGAGCGCGATCGAGCTGGATCTCGCGCAGCGCCGGCAGGAGAATGCGGCCGGTGAAGCCGTACTGCAGGGCCTACCCAAGGGCGACTTGCTGCTCGGGTACCAGGCGAAGACGCTGGCCCAGCTCAACACCGGTGTCTCGCTGCTGGTGATCGAGAAGAGCCGGCGTATCGGCCTCACCTGGGGCGTCGCCTGCGACAGCGTCCTAACCGCCGCCGCGCAGATCTCGGCCGGCGGCCAGAATGTCTGGTACATGGGCTATGACAAGGACATGGCGCTGGAATTCATCGAGACCTGCGCCATGTGGGCGCGGGCCTTCGGCATTGCGGCCGAGGACGTCGGCGAGGAGCTGCTTCAGGTCGACGGCATTAACGAGGGCGTTCAGGCCTTCCGCATTCGCTTCGCCAGCGGCTTCAAGATCACGGCCCTGCCAAGCGTGCCTCGAGCGCTTCGCGGTAAGCAAGGCAAGGTCGTGATCGACGAGGCGGCGTTCCATAAGAACGTCAACGAGGTGCTGAAGTCGGCCATGGCGCTGCTGATCTGGGGCGGGCAGGTCATTGTCATCTCGACGCACGACGGCATCGGCAATCCGTTCAACCAACTGATCGACGACGTCCGCGCCGGCCGGCGCCGCGGCAAGGTTGCAACCATCACCTTCGCCGACGCGATGGCGGACGGCCTCTACGAGCGCGTCGCCCTGGTCGCGCGGACCAAGGGCGCGGCGATCGCCGACAAGGAAAGCTGGGAAGCGGAGATCCGCGCGACCTACGGCGACGACGCGGCCGAGGAGCTCGACTGCGTGCCAAAGGCCGGATCTGGATCGCTGATCAAGCCCGAGGACATCGCCGCGGCCGAACATGCCGATGCAGGCCGGCCCGAACTTTACGCCGGCGGCCTGCTCTATGTCGGCCGCGACGTCGCCCGCCGCAAGGACGGCGCGATCATTCATGGGTTCGAACTGGTCGGCGACGTGCTGTGGCTGCGCGATCGTTATCGTGAGACCGGCACCACCTTCGCGCACCAGGATGCGTTCTTCGACGATCTCTTCGTCAACCGCCGCGTCGCTTATGCCGGCATCGACCAGACCGGCATGGGCGAGAAAGTGGTCGAGGACGCGCAGCTCCGGCATGGGGCCACTCGGGTCAACGGCGTGCTGCTGACCGGCCCGAACCGGCTCGACCTCGCTATCTCGCTCCAGCAGCGCTTCGAGCGTGGCCTTATCCGCATCAACGCCGATCCTGTGCTTCGAGCGGACCTCCGAGCGATCAAGAAGAGCGGCAGCGACACTGGCGGCGTCCGCATCGTCAACGATGGTGAGGTCCACGCCGACGAGTTCTGGGCCGCGGCTCTCGCCAGCCGGGGTGCCGACCAGCCTTTCCAGGAATTCGGCTACCATGCCCTTCAGCGCCGCCCGGTCGAAGCCGGCCGAATGGCGATGCGGCCGACCGATGACAATCCGACCGGCAGCCAGGCGCGCTTCGGCGGCGCCGGCGCCTGGTGACCGCCATGACCCCGAACCTCATCCGCCTGGCCGCGCCGTCGACCGCGCCGATCGCCGCCTACACGTCGCCGGCCGAGACTGGCGCGCCGCCGCCGCTTGTCGACCACCTCGGCCGTCCGCTCCGGCCGGAGCAGATGACGATGGAGGTGGCCGGCCCGACCACCACCGGCGTTCGCAACATTACAAGCGGCCATCCGGCACAGGGCCTTGATCCTCAGCGCCTGGCGACGCTGCTCCGCGCGGCCGAGGACGGCGACGCGGTTGCCTACCTCGAGCTTGCCGAAGAGATGGAGGAGAAGGATCTCCACTACCTGTCGGTGCTCGGTACACGGAAGCGGGCGATCAGCCAGCTGCCGATCGAGGTGATCGCGGCCGGCGACACCGAGGAGCAGCAGGGCGACGCGCAGCTGATCCGCGACTGGCTTGACCGCGACACGCTTGAGAGCGAGCTGTTCGACATCCTCGACGCGATCGGCAAGGCCTTTAGCGTCACCGAGATCGTGTGGGAGATGTCGAGCAAGACCTGGCTGCCGGGCAAGCTCAAGTGGCGCGACCCGCGGTGGTTCGAGTTCGACCGGGTAGATGGGGAGACGCTGCGCCTGAGGGACATCGGAGAAAGCCAGCCGCTGGCTGCCTTCAAATACATCCAGCATGTCCACCCAGCCAAGTCAGGGCTGACGATCAGGAGCGGTCTCGCCCGGCCGGTGGCGTGGTTCTACCTGTTCAAGAATTACTCGATCAAGGACTGGGCGACCTTCCTCGACGCCTACGGCATGCCGCTGCGGGTCGGGAAGTATGAGAACGGCACCACCGAGGACAACATCCGCCTGCTGATGCGGGCGCTGGCCAATCTCGGATCCGACGCGGCGGCGGCCATTCCCAAATCGATGGAGGTCGAGTTCATCGACCGCAAGGGCGGCGAGAACGGCGACATCTTCAAGAGCATGGCGGAGTTCTGCGACTTGCAGGTCTCCAAGGCCGTCCTCGGGCAGACGTCGACCACCGACGCCGTTGCCGGCGGGCTGGGTTCCGGCCAGGCCAACACCCACAACGACGTCCGCGGCGACATCGAGCGGGCCGACGCCAAGCTGCTGGCGGCGACCCTCAACCGCGACCTCATCCAGCCGATCGTCATGCTCAACCGGGGGCATCGGGACAAATATCCCAAGCTCCGCATCGGCCGGGCGGAAGAGATCGACCTGAAGAACTTCCTCGCCGCGACCGACGCAGCGCTGCGCTATGGCGTTCCGGTCGGCAAGACGACGTTTCGCGCCAAGACGGGTCTGCCCGCGCCGGCCGACGATGAGGAGCTGCTCGAGGCGCCTGCGACGGCCGCGGCGCCGGCGGACGGAGGCGCCAATGCAGACGCCGTTTAAAAGCCCCACGAGGGCCTTAGAAAGGCTCGGAGCCCCCACTGGGGCCGGGAGCGCGCCGGCAGGGCTCTTAGCGGGCTCTTATGGGCCTCAGGGCGGGAAAGGGCTCGCTACCGCATCCGCCCAGCCTCCGGCTGCGCCCGACGGCATGGAGATTGCGGCCGACGAAGCCGCCGAGGATTGGGATCGATTGGTCTCGCCGATGACCGACCCTATCATCGCGCTGATCGACCGCGCCGGGAGCTTGGAGGAGATCCGCAGCGGATTGCTCGCCGTCGAAGGCGTGATGAATGCAACCGACCTTCGCGAGGAACTGGCGCGGGGTCTCTTCTCTGCTCGCTTGGCAGGCGATGCCAGCGTCGGCCGCGAAACCGAGGAGGAAGTGGCTTGAGGCTGGTAGGGCTGCCATTCGCGCAGACATTCACCTTAACCAGGGCCGTGCCGGCGCCTGTCCGCGCTGCTACCGGCCGACTGATGACTGCCGAAGTTAATCAGCCGCGGATCGATCATGCGCCGGCGGGCGCCAGGCTGGGGCTGCTGATCGAAGCGGGCGAGACGCTCGGCCAAGCCGATCGCTGCGCCGTCGCCGCCGGCGACTGGGAGATCGAAGGGCGCGCCACCGTGCTGCACGAATATGCCGATCTGGACGGTACTGTCGTCCGGAGAGCCTATTACACGCGTGAGGTTCGACAGACTGCCAATGCGTGCCTGCGGATCGAAGGGCATCATCGGCTGATCGGCGCGCTGCAGGGCTTTCTTCCCAACCGCAACGGCCAGGTGCTCTACCGCGAGCGCAGCTGGGCGATCGCCGGCTTCCTTGACGATGGGGACGGGGCCGCGCTGGCTGGCGACGGCGCTCCCGACTACCTCTTCCGCGAAGTCTGAGCCGATGACCGTGCAGCGGATCCCGGTCGTCAAGCCGGAGGAGGCGCTGCGCTTCTTCCGCGAGAAGGGGCTGACCAAGAGCTTCGCCTGGCAGGACGTCTGGCAGGAGGAGCACGCCAAGGCCTTCACCGTCGCCAAGTCGGCCGGCTTCGACATTCTCGAGGACATCCGCGCCGCGCTCGACAAGGCGATCGACGACGGCACGACCCTGGCCGACTTCCGCCGTGGGCTTCAGCCTCTCCTCGAGAAAAAGGGATGGTGGGGGCGGCGGACGCTGCGCGATCCCCTGACCGGCGAGCTGGTCGATGCTCAGCTCGGCTCTGCCCGGCGATTGCGCACCATCTTCGAGGTCAATCTACGCTCAGCCTACGCCGCCGGTCGATGGGAGCGGCTGCAGCGCAACAAGAAGGGCTTCCCCTTCCTCCGTTACGTGACGGTCGGCGACAGTCGCGTCCGACCGGAGCATCAGGCTTGGGATGGCGTCATCCGGCCGATCGACGATCCGTGGTGGGAAACGCACTATCCGCCCTGCGGCTGGAACTGCCGCTGCACGACCCAGCCGGTCAGTCGCGGGATGATGGAGCGGCGCGGCTGGGAGGTGACGGACAGCCCGCCGCAATTTCCCGTCTCGCCCTACGTCAATCCGCGATCGGGCGAGGTCAGCAGGATCGAGGAGGGGATCGACCCGGGCTTCAGCTTCAACGTCGGCCGGGCCTACCTCGACACCCTCACCACCCGGCCGATCGCCACGGGGGAGACCACGGCGATCGACGCCAAGGCAGCCGACGCGTTTCTCGGCGCGCTGGGCGTCGACGTTCAGGCGCCTGAAGCCGAACAGCGCCGGGTCATCTTCGATCGTGGCGGCTTTCCCCTCGCGATCGGCCCGGCCTGGATCCGCTCGGCCGGGGGCAAGCGCGTCGCGCCCGGGCGGGTGATCGAGGGCGATGATGCGCGGCCGCTCCTGCGCGACGTCGGCCGGTCGATCATCGAGCCGGACATGATCCGCACCGCCTGGGTCCAGTCGGCCAATGGCGAGCAGCTGCTCGCCCGCCGCTACATCCGCATCGTCGGCGATCGCGCGGCCATGGTCGAGATCAGCAGGGCGGGCTGGCGCTTCGAACCGATGAGCGCGCAAGCCGCGCTGAAGGTCGCCCGCGATGGCCATCATGCCTGGAGCCCGCCGGCCGGCGGTCTGATCGAGCGCTACGTCGACGAAGCGCTCCGCGGGAAGGCGCAGCAGCTGCCGATGCAACCGCTGGGCCGGCTGCCGTCGCGCCTGGCAACGGCGCTGGGCAAGCTCGGCGTGAAGGCCGACGATCACGTGCTGGCGATCGATGCGAGCAATCTCGCCCATGCGCTGGCCCGGCACGGCAATGACCGGGATCCGGCCCGCGCCCTGCAGCCGGGCGATCTCAGGAAGGCCGAACGGATACTGCTGGCGGCAAGCGACATCAGCCGCGGCGATCCCTTCGTCACGCGCCGTGGCACGCGCTTCCACTTCCGCGCCGAGGTCGACGGGGTCGCCTACGTCGGCGCGCTCGAGGTGAGGAGCCGAGCGGTCGTCATTCAGACATTGCGGCGGAGGTAGGGGGTCCGTGCGGCCTGATGTGCGAGCGCCAAGCGAACGTCCGAAACGTGCACGGATTGCGGCCGATATAATCCCGCCGGGACGCCACTGCAACGCCGGCCTTGGCAAGGCGTCCCTCAGCCGCCCATAAGAGGGCTCTCAACCGATTCTGATGACCTCCTCCCACCCCTGACATATGTCAGGGAAAGCCTTAGCTCGCCCTCTCTTATCAAGCTGACTTCCGCCGGGCTCTTGCCTGACGACGCTGGTGAGAAGGGAAGGGCAGAACGTGGCAAAGGTGGTCGAACTTCAGGCTCAGGCGGCAATCGCCGACGTGCCCGTCGACGACGGCCGTGCGCCTAACCGCATTCTGCTCTTCCCGATCGGCAAGGCCGCAAAGCCGCGCGACGATCGCGCCGCCTGGATCATCGAAGACCAGGCGCACGCCCAGGCTGTCATCGACGCCACCCAGGCCCGTCTCGGCGCAACCGACATGATGATCGACTACGATCACCAGTCCGAGAGAGCGCCCAAGGTCGCCGGCACCGCGCCGGCGGCCGGCTGGGTCAAGGGCCTCTCGGCCGAGGCCGATGGCATCTACGCCGACGTCGAATGGACCGGCACCGCGCGCCAGCAGCTGCGCGAGCGCACCTACCGCTACATCTCGCCCTGGTTCGGCTTCGACAAAGCCACGCGCCGGGTGACCCGCATCTTCAACGCCGCCCTCACCAACACCCCCGCTCTTGAATTGCAGGCCGTCGCGGCGGCGGACCTGCACGGAGAACCTGCGTCCATGGATAAGATCATCAGCGCGCTCGGCCTCGCGGCCGGCGCCGACGAGGACGCGATCGTCAGCGCGATCGCCGACCTCAAGACTTCCACCGCCCTCGCCAGTGTCCAGCCGATCGCGGCTGCGCTGCAGCTGGGCGAAGGTGCCACCGCCGAGGAGGTCGCCACTGCTGCGGCCGACTTCGCCCAGCGGCCCGCCGACCTCAAGCCGATCGCCCTTGCGCTCGGTGCCGCCGAGACGGCGAGCGTCGAGGAGCTGGCGACCGCCGCCACCGAGCTCAAGAAGGGCGTGATCGACCCGGCCAAGTTCGTGCCGATCGAAACGCACCAGGCCGCGCTCACCAAGCTCACGGGCATCGAGGAGGCGCAGGCCACGGCAGCCGTCGACGACGCTATCGCTGGCGGCAAGGTCGCTCCTGCGAACCGGGACTTCTATCTCGCCGCCGCGAAGAAGGATCTGCCCGCCTTCAAGGCGCTGGTCACCAACTCGCCCAGCATCCTCACCCCGGGCGCGGATGCATCGCTGGAAGGCCGCGATGTAGCCAGCGCCGATCGCCTCACCGAAGACGACCAGGCGATCTGCTCGGTCACCGGTATCAGCCCCGAGGACTTCCTCGCCCAGAAGAAGAAGGAAAACGCCTGATGGTTGCGCTCGCCGCCGACCGCGACACGCCGCGCCGGGAAGGCCTGGTCAACAATGACCCGGTCAAGGCCAACGTGAAGATCTTCGCTGGCGCGCTCGTCGCGCTCGATGCTGCCGGCAATGCGCAGCCGGGTTCGACGGCGCTCAACCTGGTCGCTCGCGGCCGGGCGAAGGAACTGGTCGACAACCTCGGCGGCATCGCCGGCGCGCAGCGCATCGAGACCGAGCGAGGCTCCTTCCGCTTCGCCAACAGCGCAGCCGCGGACGCCATCACTCGGGCCGAGATCGGAGACGATTGCTACATCGTCGACGATCAGACCGTCGCCAAGACCAACGGCGGCGGAACCCGCTCCATCGCCGGCAAGATCGAGGACGTGGACGCCGTGGGCGTCTGGGTCCGGATCTGAACCTCCAGGGGGGACAGCAGCTACCATGAAAATCAATAGCGGAAACCTGAAGACGCTGAAGACTGCCTTCAGTGCCGCATTCGCGGGCGGGCTCGGCATGGCCGCGCCCGGCCACGAGCGCATCGCCACCAAGATCACGTCGACCACCGGCAAGAACGAATACGGCTGGCTGGGCAAGCTGCCGTCCATGCGCGAGTGGCTCGGCGATCGCGTCATCAACAACATCAGCCAGTCCGATTACGCGATCAAGAACAAGCCCTACGAAAACACCATCGGTGTGGACCGCGACGACGTCGAGGATGACAACCTCGGCATCTACACCCCGCTCTTCCAGGAGATGGGGATGGAGACCCGGGCGTTCCCGTCGGTGCTTGTCTTCGACGCGCTGCGGAACGGCAATCAGACCGTCTGCTATGACGGCCAGTATTTCTTCGACACCGACCACCCGGTGCTCGACGCCAATGGCAACGTCACCTCGGTCAGCAATTACCAGGATGGTCCCGGCGACCCTTGGTTCCTGCTGAGCACGAAGCGGGCGATCAAGCCGATCATCCATCAGGAGCGCCGGGCTTTCGACTTCGTCGCGATGGACAATCCCGACGATCCGAACGTCTTCCACAAGAAGGAATTCCTCTACGGCGTCGATGGCCGGATGAACGTCGGCTACGGCTTCTGGCAGTTCGCCTACTGCTCGCGGCAGCCGCTCACCGCGGCCAATTATGCCGCGGCGCGGGCGGCGATGATGAGCCTCAAGCGCGACGGCGGTCGCCCGCTCGGCATTCGGCCGGACCTCCTCCTGGTCTCGCCGAACAACGACGAGCAGGGCCGGCGCATCGTCATCAACCAGACGGATGCTGCCGGCGCTGCGAACCCGTTCGTCAACACCGCCGACCTGGAGACCTCGTCGTGGCTCGCCTGATCTGCATTCCGGCGCTGGCCGCACTGTCGCTCGTCCGCGTCAGGGCGCCAGGCGGTCCTTTCCGCCGCTCCGGTCACCTGTTCGGCGCGCAGCCGAGCGAGATCTTCGCCGAAGATCTGGACGAGGAGCAATTCGAGGCGCTCGCCACCGAGCCGCGCCTCGTCGTCGAGGGATCGGCAGACGGGGAAGGCTTCGTGCCGATCATCACCCGCGAAGAGCGCGATGGCGTCCTCGATCATGCCGGCGCCCTGTCTTTCGGTGCAGCAGCCAGTCAGCGGAATGCCGAGCGCCAGATTGCCGAGCTGAGAACTGAGGTGAGGGATCACCTCGTCTCCATCGACCAACTCGACAAGCAGGTTAGCGAACTCAAGGGCCAGCTGACCGAGCGAGATCTCCGCAACGCCGAGCACGTCGCGACGATCGCCGAACTCAATAAGCAGCTCGAGGCCGCCAAGGCGGCGCTCGCGGTCGCCGCTCCGGGAGCGGACGGGACGCCTGCAAACATGGATCCCGCGGCGGCGGCCGATACCTCCTCGAGCGAGGGCACCGGCCAGGGCGGGGACACTTCCTCCTCCGCCTCGGCCGAGACGGACGGCGTCGCGGGGAAATCGACGTCGACCAAGGGCAAGGGCCGCTGAGGCTCGCACCCTGAACCATCCCGGCCGGTCGCGCCTGCGCCGGCCGGGACCTTCAGTCAGCAGGCATGTGGGGGAGCTTCAGCCGTCCAATGCCTGCCTATGCCGCCTTGTCCGATCTGCTTCAGCGCGTGGAGGAGCGTGAGCTCGTCCAGCTGACTGACGACGATGGCGCCGGCACCGCGGACGTCGCTCGCATCGAAGCCGCCTGCGATCGCGCAACCGGCGTGATCGATTCCTACCTTGCCGCCATCTACCAGCTGCCGCTGACGACGGTCCCGGCGATCCTGGTCGAGCTGACCTGCGCGCTCGCTCGCCAGTTCCTGTGGCAGGCCAAGGGCACGCCGCCCGAGGGCGTCGACAAGGCCGCGGCCGCCGCCACCCGCACGCTCGAAAAGATCGCTTCAGGCACCCTCAAGATCGATGCCGGAAGCCGCGAGCAGCCGGCGCGCGAGGGCGCGATCGTCGTCGACGGCGGCAAGCGCGTCTTCGGCCGCGACAAGATGGTCGGTTTCTGATGGCTGGCCTTCAGCTCTCCGCCCGCGATCTCCCGCGGCTCGAGGCGATCTTCGGCCGCCTGGAGCGGCGCATGGTCGACACCAGCCCGCTGATGAGCCGCATCGGCCAGGCGGTCGAGGGCGATATCGAGGAGCGCTTCCAGACCGAGACGGCGCCGGACGGCGGGCGTTGGGCGCCCAGCATCCGTGCCCGCGAAGAGGGTGGCAAGACGCTCACCGCGTCGGCCCGGCTGCGCCAGTCGATGACCCACAACGTCCGCGGCCGCGACGAAGTCGAGGTCGGTACCAACCTGATCTACGCCGGCGTCCATCAGGACGGCTCGACCATCCGCGGCGGATCCGGCCCGCTTCGTTTCAGGCTGCCGGGCGGCCTCGGCTTCCGCTCGCCGGAGGAAGTGGTGATTCCCGCGCGCCCGTTCCTCGGCGTGTCGCGCGATGGCGAGGCCGAGATCCTCGCCCAGGCCGAAGACTATCTTGCCGAGATGCTGCCATGATCGGCGCGATCGAGAACGCGATCCTGGCCGAGCTGAAGGCCTACGGTGACGGCGACGCGCTCGGCTACAAGTACCGGACGCTGGAAACCTTCCCCGAGGATTGGAGCCAGTACCTCCAAGACAAGGCGGTGTTAAACGCACCCGCCGCGTGGGTGGTGTTCGCGGGCGCCAGCAAGGTCGGAGGCTCGCCCGCGCAGCCGGTGTTGCGCTTCACCTTCGGCTTGGTCGTCATGGCCGAGAATGCCAGAAACGAAACCGCCACCCGCCACGGCGGGCCGGGCACCGGCGAGCCTGGCAGTTTTCAACTAGCCGAAGACGCCATCACCATCCTTGCCGGCAGCGAGCTAGGCCTCGACATCGGCTCGATCGAGGTGCGCGCGCTGCGCGTCGTCAATCGACTCGACGCAGCGAAGGCCCGCAAGGTCTCGATGCTCGCGATCGAGCTCACGACCGACTGCATGCTGTTCGGCGTCGATCGCGAGCCGGGCGCGCTGCCCGACTTCGAAGCTTTCCACGCCAACTGGGACGTTCCGCCCTTCGGCAACGTCCTCCTGCCCTTGCCGGCCGATGCAACGGCCGACGCGACCGATCACGTCACCCTGGAGACGACGACGCCATGAACGATGAACGCTTGATCAGCCCGGCGGCCGACCGCCGCGTCCGCCACGAAGACGGGCGGCTGCTCGAACCCAAGACCCCGGTGACTTGGTCACCCCATTGGCAGCGGCGCGAGGACGACGGCGACATCGTCGTGCACCGCGCCGCCGAGAAGAAGGACGCCTGACGCATGATCAGCTTTGCCGCCATCCCGCTCGATGTCCGTGTCCCGGGCAGCTACGTCGAGTTCGACAGCAGCCGCGCGACCGCCGGTCTGCCGCCTGCCGAGACGAAGATCCTGGTCATCGGCCAGCGCCTTGCCACCGGCGCGGCGCCGGCGCTGACCCCGGTGCGGATCATCCGCGCCGCCGAGGCGGTGCCTGCGTTCGGCCGCGGCTCGCAGCTCGCAGCCATGTGTGCCGCCGCAAAGGCGGTCAACGATCGCACCGAACTGTGGGCGATCGCGCTTGATGACCTCAACGCCGGCACCGCCGCGACCCACACCATCACGGTAACCGGCCCGGCCACCGGGGCAGGAACGCTCGCGCTGATGGTGACGGGCGTTGCCGTGCCTGTCGCCGTCGCGCTGGGCCAGACCGCCAACCAGATCGCGACCGCGATCGCCGCGGCCATCAACGCCAAGGCGGACCTGCCGGTCACCGCCGCCGCCGACGCCGCGGTCGTGACGCTTACCTTCCGCCACAAGGGCACGATCGGCAACGACGTCGACATCCGCGTCAATCATTACCAGGGCGAGCTGCTGCCGGCGGGTGTCGGCATCGTCGTCGCGGTGGGCGTCGCCGGCGCGGGTGATCCCGATATCGCCACCGTCTTCGCGGCGATCGCCGACACCGCCTTCCAGACGATCATCCTGCCGTTCGTCAGCGCCGCAGCCCTGAATGCGGTGGATGCCGAGCTCGAGGCGCGTTCCGGCCCGATGCGGATGATCGAGGGCATGGCCTACGGTGCCCTGCGCGGAACCGTCGGCAGCCTCGCCGCCTTCGGTGCTGCCCGCAACGGCAAGTTCGTGTCGGTGGCCGGGCAGAAGGGCATCCCCAACCCCAGCTGGTGCATCGCCGCGGCTTATGGCGCGCAGATCGCCTATCACGGCTCGATCGACCCGGCGCGGCCGTTCCAGACGCTGCCGCTGCCCGGCATCCTGGCGCCGCGGATCGTCGATCGCTTCAGCCAGGTCGAGCGGGAGGCGCTTCTTCGCGATGGCATCTCCACCCTCGGCACCGAGGTCGGCGGCCAGGTCGTCATCGAGCGGGCGATCACGACCTATCAGGTCAACGCCCAGAACCTCGAGGACATCAGCTTCCTCGACGTCAACACGCCGCTGACCCTGTTCCGTGTCCGCCTCGCAGTGCGCAGCCGGATCGCCCAGCGCTTCAGCCGATGCAAGTTGGCGAGCGACAATGCACGGGTTGCGCCAGGTCAGGCGATCGCACGGCCTAAGGACGTCCGCGCCGAGCTGATCGCGTTGTTCCGCGACCTCGAAGACGCCGGGCTCGTCGAGGACATCGACCAGTTCAAGGCCGACTTGGTGGTCGAGCGCAATCCGAACGACCCGAGCCGGATCGACGCCTTGGTCCCGCCCAACATCGTCAACCAGTTCCGGGTGTTCGCCGGCCGCGTCGAGTTCCGGCTCTGAACGGCCGCTGAGACGCCAATAAAAGGAGAGAAAGAGTGGCGAATCCCAACAAGGTCATGGGCCAGGCGCGCATCCGCGTGAACGGTCAGGAGATGATCACTGCGCCGAAGGCGACGCTCGAACTGGGCGGCATCACCCGCGATTCCGTCGAGGCGGACGGCCGCGCCGGCTTCTTCAGCGAGAAGTCGAGCCCGTCCAAGATGGAATGCGAGGTCATCGTCACCCCGGGGCTGTCGATCTCCGCGCTCAACTTCGACGATGCCACCGTGACGTTCGAAGCGGACACCGGCCAGGTGTTCGTGATCGGGCACGGCTATTCCAGCGAAACGCCGAGCGTCAACGACGGCAAGTGCAAGCTCACCATCATGGGGCCGCCGGCCGAGGAGCTGTTGTCGTGAGCGGGGACATCGAGCCCTTCAAGCTGACGACGCCGCTCGTCCGTCGCCTCAAAGCGGCCGGCGGTGAGGAGCGGACGGAAGAAATCAACGAACTGACCTTCCGCCGCCTCAAGGGCAAGGACCTCCGTGGGGCGCCTTCCAACGAGGTCGACATGGGCCTGCACCTGTTGGCGCGATCGACCGGGCTGACCGCGGCCGAGGTCGACGAGATGGAATTCGAAGACGTCACCGCCGCCATCGAGAAGATGGAAAGTTTTTTGCCGAGTGGCCGGAAGATTGGGCTGACATCTTCGGAGACCTAGCCGTCACCTTCCATTTTGCGGCGGCCGAACTGTGGGAGTTCGACGACCGCGACCTTCACTTCTGGGCCACCCAGGCGGCCCGCATCGCTAAGGAACAAGCTAGTGCTTAGGCTGTCGCTGCTGATCTCGCTGACGGAAAGGGTGACCAGCCCAGTCCGGCGAATTCGCAGCGCCATCCGCGGCATGGTGACGACCGGCGAACGCGACGTCGCCAGGCTCGATCGGATGATGGATCGCCTCGGCCGCACGGCTGGAAGGGTGGGGAGCTTCATCGGGACCGCGATCGGCACCGGGGTGGGCGCCGCCGGCGCCGGCATCGCCGCCTTCGGAGCCGGCATCATCAAGACGAGCATGGATTTCGAGCGCTTCCAGGTCATCCTGGAGGGGACCGAGGGCAGCGCCGATAAAGCCAAGCAAGCGATGTCGTGGGCGAAGAAATTCGCCGAGACGACGCCGTACGAGATCGGCCAGGTCATGGATGCGTTCGTGGCCCTTCGTGCTTACGGCGTCGAGCCGACCGGCGGCGTATTGCAAAGCCTTGGCAACCTTGCAGCTGGCACCGGCAAGGACCTGATGCAGGTCGTGGAAGCCCTCGCCGATGCGCAGATGGGGGAATTCGAGCGCCTCAAAGAATTTCAGATCAAGGCCAAGCAGAGCGGCGACAACGTGGCGCTGACCTACAATCGCAACGGCAAGGAAATCACCAAAACCGTCAAAAAGAATGCTCTCGAGATCCAGCGGGCAATCACCTCGATCGCAGACGAGCGCTTCGGCAACATGATGGATCGGCAGTCCAGGACGCTGGGCGGCATTCTGGGAAATATCAAAGACAAGCTGACCAATTTTCAGCTCGATGTCGGTGCAGCCGGCTTCTTCGATCTTGTGAAAGGGCGCCTTCAGCAGCTCCTCGATCGGATCAACGTCCTTGCCGCAAACGGCACGCTGAAGCGCTGGGCCCAGGAGACAAGTCGCTTTCTCGTGGACTTGGCCAACAAGCTGATGGCGATCGACTGGAACAGGGTCTGGAACGCCCTGAAGGGCATCGGCTCTGCCTTGGCGCTGATCGGTAGTTTCTTTGCCGCAGTTCAAAGTACCTTCGGCATCTTTAACGTAGTGATCGCGCTGGTTATCGGAAAGATTGCGCTGTCGCTCTACGGTCTGGCTACCGCGCTCGGACTGGTGAGCATCGCCGGTGCGCCGATCTGGGCAATTGTCGCTATTGTCGGGATCCTCGCCTTCGGCGCCGTCAAGCTGTGGCAGAACTGGGGAACGATCAGCGACAAGTTCGCCACCATGTGGACGGCGATCAAGAAGACCTTCGCCGCTGCCGGGCCGGCGATCTGGGCTTCGCTTCCCGTCTGGCTGCGCGGGATCTTCTCCGGCGCATCGTTCGCGATCAAGCTGGTCGGCAACCTCTTCAGCGGGGGCGCCCCCGCGCCAGGCGCTCCTGCCGGACGTCCAGCTGCGCCCGGGAGTGGTGGCGCCCTGCTTCGCGGCGGTCGGCCGGCGCCGGCGTTCGTGCCTCGGCGACCGGCGTGGGCAGCACCGGGGCGGCTCGGCTCGGCCGCGCCGGTCGGCGCCGATCGTCGCGGTCCAGGAGCGCGCTCGCCTCGAACCGCCGCCTTCGGCCCGGCGATGCGGCAGCAGCCGCTGGTGCTTCGGCAGTCCTCTGAAAGCCGGGTCGCCATCGACCTCAACGTCAAGACCGATCGCGGCACGACCGCCAAGCCGACGCGTATGGCGTCCAATGGCGCGACCAGCGTCTCGGTGAATCGCGGCGCGCTGCCGCTGGGAGGCTGAGATGGCCTTGGCCGATACCCTCCGCCCGGGGAGCTTCCGCGGTGTGCCTTTCGGGATCCAGAATCACGAGCGCGAGGGCGGCCGCCGGGGCGAGCTTCACGAATATCCGGAACGCGATAAGCCGTGGTTCGAGGATCTCGGCCGCAAGGCGCGCCGCTGGTCGATCGAGGCCGTTATCGTCGGCGGCCAGGACTATGCCAGCCGCCGAGATGCCCTTGAGCAGGCCTGCGATGCGACCGGCGCCGCCACGCTCGTCCACCCGTTCCTCGGCGAGCTCAAGGTCGTGTGCACCGAATGGCGCGTCCGCGAGAGCACGGCCGAGCTGGGCGCTGCCTTCTTCAGCCTCACCTTCGTCGACGCCGGCGAGCCGGTCACGGCGGCGGTTGCCGAGGACACGGTCGACGCGGCGATCGCCGCGGCCGATCGCGTCCAGGCCGACGCTCCCACCGACTTCGCCCAGCAGTTCGCCGTGGCTGGCTTCCCGGCCTTCGTCGAGAATGCAGCCGCGCTGGATGTCCGGCGCCTGGTCGAGCTCGCGACGTCCGCCGCCTCCTTCCTAGGAGGCGCAGGCATCGCGCTGCGCACCTTCGAGAGCGGATTGTCGCTGCTTCCGTTCGGCGCCATTGCGCTGGTCCGCTCGCCCCTGTCGCTTGGTCATGCCGTTGTCGGCCTGATCATGGCGGTCGCCGGCCTCGCCGCCACACCTTCGGCGCGGGTGCGGGCGCTCCGGCGCATCATGACTTCCCCGGGAAGTGGGATCCCGCCGGCGATCGCCGCCACGCCGGCGCGTCGGCGCGAGCAGGCGAACGCTGCCGCCTTCTCTCAGCTGGTCGGTGCGGTGGCCGTTGCCGAGGCAGTGCGGGCGGCGAGCCAGATCCGCTTCCCGTCCTATGACGAGGCGATCACGCTCCGCGACGCCCTCGCCGGCGAGATCGACGATCTAGCGATCGCTGCGGCCGACACCGGCGCCGACGTGGTTGCCGACCGCCTCGACACCCTTCGCCTGATCCTGATCCGCGACATCACGGCGCGCGGCGGCTCACTCGAGCGCCTGTATCGCTACGCGCCGCTGGTGACCGAGCCGGCCCTGGTCATCAGCCAGCGCCTGCATGGTGGCAGCGGAGAGGTGCTCGATCGCGCCGACGAGTTGGCCGAGCGCAACGCCATCATCCACCCCGGCTTCGTGCCTGGGGGCGATCCCTTGCTGGTCCGGACGATGGCCGGCCGCGCAAGCGGAGCTCTTGGCAATGGTTGAGGCAGCCATTCCTGCATCCGACGCGGTCGAGCTGAAGCTTGGCGGTCGCCGCTTCGGTGGCTGGACCTCGATCGACATCCAGCTCGACCTCGATCAGGGCGCGGCGTCCTTCAGTCTCGGCGTCACCCGGCGCGATCCCGAGCAGGACGCTTACTGGGAACTGGAGGCGGACGCGGCATGCGAAGTCCTCGTGGGCGGTGAGACGCTGCTGACCGGTTACACCGACCGACTTGGAGGCCGCCTCGCTGGCGAAAGCCACGGCATCACGGTGTCGGGCCGCTCGAAGACGGCGGACCTGATCGACTGCTCGGCGGTGGCCTCGCCCGGCAGCTGGCGCGGCCAGTCGATCGCGACGATCGCGGCCGAACTGGCGAAGCCGTTCGGAATCAAGGTGACGGTCGAGGGCAAGGCCGGCGCAGCGCTGCGCCGCTTTGCGATCCAGCAGGGCGAGACGGTCTGGGAAGCCATCACCCGCATGGCGCAGCATCGCGCATTGCTCCCGATCGCCCGATCGGATGGATCGGTTGCGCTGACCAATGCCGCGCCAAAGGGCGCCCCGGTCAAGCTGATCCAGGGACGCAACTGCCTGTCGATCGACGGGACGCACGACGTTGCGGATCGCTTCAGCCAATATCTGCTCAAGGGTCAGTCAGCCGGCGACGATGAGGTGCACGGCAAGGCTGCCGCCAGCCCGAAGGCGGAAGCCAAGGACCCGGCCGTGCGTCGGTACCGGCCGCTGATCGTGGTGGCGGAAGATCAGGTCGACGCCGCGACTCTGAAGCAGCGCGCCCAGTGGGAGGCAACGGTGCGCGCGGCCAAGGCGCAGCAGGCGATCGTTGAGCTGACCGGCTGGCGACGCGAGGACGGAGCCCTGTGGGCGCTTGAAGACGCGGTCGACCTCGAAGCGCCGGCGGCATGGATCGATGATAAGCTGATGGTCGCCGGGCTTCGCCTGGTCCTCGACGAAGGCGGTCGTCGGGCCGAACTGCGCCTGGTGCGGCCGGAAAGCTACAGCCAGCTGGCGGTACCGGAAGAGGCCGAGTCCTCGAAGATCAAGAAGACGTCGCGCAAGTCGAAGCGCGAGCAGGAAAAGGATGCCAGGAAGGGGAAGCCGGAATGAACAATCCGGTGGCTGCCCGCATGCGCCGCAGCATCCAGAACATGGTCGGCCGGGCAATCCTGTCCGCAATCGACGATTCGACCGGCATCCAGTCGCTCCAGATCGAAGGCCTCGCCGACGAGATCCACGATAACGTGGAGCGGCTGCAGGATTACGGCTTTACCTCGGTGCCGCTGGCGGGCGCAGAGGCGGCGGTGGTGTTCGTCGGCGGTCTCAGAAGTCACGGCCTGGTCGTGGCGGTCGGCGATCGCCGCTATCGGATCAAGGGCCTCAAGCCCGGCGAGGTCGCCGTCTATGATGATCAGGAACAGCAGATCGTCCTGACGCGGGACGGGATCGAGATCAGGTCGCCCAAGAAGGTCACCGTCGAGGCTGAAGGCGAACTGCTCGTCAAGTCGGCTGCCAAGGTGACCGTCGAGGCGCCGGCGGTCGACCTCGGCGGCGCGGGGGGCAAGGCCGTCGCCCGGGTTGGCGACCCGGTCGCCAACGGCGTGATCACCGCGGGAAGTGCCAAGGTGAAGGCGGCATGAGCGACCTCGCGCTCTTCTGGGACAACCAAGCGCTCGCCGCCGACGTCTCGCTCGACGGAGCAGCGCTCGCCACTGACGAGGGCCTTCGGACGGCCGTGATCGTCTCGCTCTTCACCGATGCCCGTGCTCGCGACGACGATCCGGTACCGGACGGCGGCGATCGCCGCGGATGGTGGGGCGATGCCCTGCCCGTCGAACCCGGGGACGCGATCGGCTCGCGCCTGTGGCTGCTGGCCCGCGAGAAGCGCCTGTCGTCAGTGCTCGATCACGCCCGCAGCTACGCGGCCGAGGCACTCTCCTGGCTTATCGCCGACGGAATTGCCGCCGAGGTCGACGTCATCGCCGAGGCCCAGGGCGAGCAGACGCTGGCGCTCGGCGTTCAGATCCGCCGCCCGTCCGGCCCAGGCCGCCTTCGCTTCGACTTCGTGTGGGAGGCCACAGCTTCAGGAATGACATCGCGTGCCGTTTAACCGTCCGACCCTCAGCCAACTGATCGACCGCGTTTCGGGCGACTTCGACGCACGCCTGCCGGGCGCCGACAGCCGCCTTCGCCGCTCTGTCCTCAACGTGCTCGGCCGGGTCCATGCCGCCGCGACCAATGGCCTGTATGGGTTTCTCGAGTGGTGTTCCCGGCAGCTTTTTCCGGACACGGCCGAAGCCGAGCAGCTGGGGCGGTGGGCCGCGATCTGGGGGGTTCGGCGCAAGGCGGCTCTGGCGGCCGATGGACCGGTTGCGATCACCGGGGTCGATGGAGCGCTGGTCCCGGCCGGCACTGTCCTCGTGCGGTCGGATGGCGCTGAGTATCGCAGCACCGCGGCCAAGATTGTTGCTGCCGGCGCCGCCAGCTTGCCGGTCGTCGCGATCGCTGCCGGCATCGACGGCAACGCGGCTGCGGGGCAGCGGCTAACCTTCGCCTCTCCGGTCCCCGGGGTGAATGCCTCCGCCCTCGTGTCGGCGCCGGGCATCGTCGGCGGTGCCGAGGAGGAAGCCGACGAGGCTTTGCGCCGGCGCCTGCTGGATCGCATCCGACAACCTCCGCATGGCGGCAACATCGCCGATTATCGACGCTGGGCTCTGGAGGTGGCGGAAGTCACCCGCGCCTGGGTCTATCCGATGCAGCTGGGGCCAGGGACCGTCACCGTCGCCTTCGTCATGGACGACCGCGCCGACATGATTCCCACGCCTGCCGACGTCGACGCTGTGAGCGCCTATCTCGATGAGCGCCGACCCGTGACGGCCGAAGTCACGGTCATCGCCCCGGCGCCGATCCCGCTCGACCTCACGATTCTTGCCTCGCCGCCGACGGCGGAGGTGCGAGCGGCAATCGTCGCCGAGCTGAAGGATCTGCTTTTCCGCGAAGCCGAGCCCGGTGGCACGGTTCTCGTCAGCCACATTCGCGAGGCGATCAGCACGGCCGCGGGCGAAAGCGACCATGTTCTTCAGGTCCCGGCCGCCAACGTTGTCGCGCCGATCGGCTCGATTTACGTCCTGGGCGAGGTCACGTGGGCCTGAGGCGCACCGAAGCCGAATATGGCACTCAGCTCGGTCAGCTGCTGCCGCCCGGCCGCGCCTGGCCGCGCGAGCCCGACACGTGGCTCGGCCGCCTCCTCGGTGGCCTGGCGGCCGAGTTCGCGCGGGTCGACCGCCGCGGCTTCGATCTCCTCGAGGAGGCCGACCCGCGCAACGCGCTGGAGCTGCTGCCCGAGTGGGAACGGCTGGCTGGCCTGCCTGACCCGTGCCGCCCGATCGCCGAATCGGTGCGCGAACGGCGGAGCGCCGTCGCGGCCAAGGTCGCCGGGCAAGGCGGGCAGACGCCGGCATTCTTCGTCGAGCTGGCGCACTCTGCCGGTTACGAGGTCGAGATCCACGAATTCTCACCCTTCGTCGCTGGCAGCGCCGCCGGCGACGAAGTTCAGGGGGAGGAGTGGCGACACACCTTCCTGGTCGAGGTCTTCTCTAGCACGCCCGATCAGCTTTTCGCGGCCGGGGCCTATGCCGGCGACCGTCTCCGCACGTTCGGCGCCATCGATCTCGAATGCCTGATCGGCCGTGCCCGGCCAGCGCACAGCACCGTCATCTTCTCTTACCCGGTCGATCCCGAGCCCTTGCTCTGGTTCGACTTCACGACCGCCTAAGGATCAATAAGCATGCATCGCATCGACAGCGCCGGCGCCATCGACGGCAAATTTAGTGAAGGCAATCCGCAGATCGGCCAGCGCGCGACGGTCGTCAGCGCCGCCTGGCTCAACGACATCCAGGAAAACCTGATCGAGCTGCTGACCTTTGCCGGAATTGCACCGCAAAAGGCTGATCCGACCCAAGTCAGAGCGGCGGTCATGGAACTGATCGAGGGTGTTGTCGGGACCGGCGATGGGTCCGTGCCGACCACCCGCCGGGTGCTTACGGCCGGCCTCGCCACTGGTGGTGGCCAGCTGATTGCCGACATCACGGTGACCGTTCCGAAGGCTACTGCCGCCGATGTCGCCATCGGAGAAAGCAACGACAAGGCGGTCACCCCTGCCGCAATGGCCACTGTCCTCGCATCCCGGGTTCCGAGCAACCGGCAGGTTGTCGGCGGTGGTTTGGTCACTGGCGGCGGTGCCCTCGACGCTGACCGCACCCTGACTGTCCAGAAGGCAAGTTCGGTGGAAGTTTTCGCCGGTGACGATGACAGCAAGGCGATCACCCCTCTTGGCCTGCGAGCAGCCCTGGGTTCCAAGATTTCGGCCACCCGGAGAGTGATCGGAGGGGGACTGGTGACCGGTGGCGGCGCGCTGGACACAGACCGGGTTCTGTCTGTGACCGGCGCGACTTATTCGGACATCCTCGAAGGGTACTCCGATGCAAGGGCGGTAACTCCGCTAGGCCTTGATGGCATCCAGGGCCAAAACCGAGCTTCGAAGTACTCCTTTTTGGTGGGTGGTGTCCTGCTGCAATGGGGCACCGCGCAGGGTTTCTACTCCGGCGACCAGTTGGTCGGCATCACGCTGCCGACGAGCTTTCTCGATGAAGAATATGCGCTGGTGCTGACGCCCATCAATCTGAACGGCAGTTCGGTAAGAGACACGCTCACGCAGCGCGTCACAAAGTCGACCGGCTACTTCAGCGTCTACCTGCAGTTTCCGGGCGGCACGGGTGACAGGACGATTGAAGGATTCGAATGGTTTGCAATCGGAAGGTGGAAGTGATGATTTTCTATTCTCCCTCGCGTCGCGGGTTCTTCGACGACGCGCTGACTGGCCCACGCGAGTTGCAGGTGATCGACGAGGAGGCGTTGGCGACGGCTCGCAAGAGCGCCAACGCCGCCGACGCCGCCAACTATCGCGCTGCGAAGCGGGAAGCGGAGGAGAACGCAGAGGATGCGGGGCAAGTCGTCACGATCGACCGTACCTCCTTCACCAGCCACGTCGATGCGGTCGAGGCCGACCCGCCGATGAAGTCAGTGGCCAACCCGGACACCCTGCTGCCGGCCGACGCCGTGCCGGTCACCTCGGAGCGCCACTCCGAGCTGATGGCTGGCCAGGCGAAGGGCTTCGCGATCGTGCCCGGCGCCGACGGCCAGCCCGAGCTGGGCGAGCAACCTGCGCTGAGCAACGATGAGGTGATTGCCTCGGTGCGCCGGCGCCGCGACGCCCTTCTTGCGGCCAGCGATTATACCCAGCTCCCCGACGCGGTGACCGCCGCCAAGCGCAAGCTGTGGGCCGAACACCGGAAGGCGCTGCGTGAGTTGCCGGCCGAGGTCGAAGCCATGCTGGCGAAGGGCGGGTCCGCCGCCGATATCGTCTTTCCGGAGGCGCCGGCGACGTAGGTCGGCGCCTAACGAGGAGGATAAGGAGCGCGCCAACGCTCCTCACCGCGGGTGGAGGCCCGCACCTCAGGCAGCCCGGGCTGCCCTCCGGTCTCCCCGGCCGTCACGGCGGAGACCTCCCTAAGGTTCATTCACTAATGGAGTCCCAAGAATTCGTTCGCGTACCGCCGGTTTTGCCGGTGGCGCCCTATCTCGGCGGCAAGCGCAACCTTGCCCGCCGTCTTACCGCACTAATCGAGGCCACGCCTCATACCCTCTACGCCGAGCCTTTCGTCGGCATGGGCGGCGTCTTCTTCCGCCGCTCGCGCCGTCCGACCGTGGAGGTCATCAACGATATCTCGACCGACGTCGCCACCCTGTTCCGCATCCTGCAGCGGCACTTCCAGCAATTTCTGGACGTGCTGAAGTGGCAGTTGACGACCCGTGCCGACTTCGATCGGCTGATGCGGGTCGACCCGACCACGCTTACCGATCTCGAGAGGGCGGCCCGCTTCCTCTACCTCCAGCGCACGGCGTTCGGCGGCAAAGTCGACGGGCGCAGCTTCGGCACGACCAGGACCAATGCGGCGCGCTTCGACCTGACCAAGCTGGTGCCGATGCTGGAGAGCGTCCACGAGCGCCTCGCCTCGGTGACGATCGAGCGATTGCCCTACGCCGAACTGATCCGACGCTACGACCGCCCGGGGGCGCTCTTCTATCTCGATCCGCCCTACTGGGGCTGCGAGGAGGACTATGGTCCCGGCGTCTTTGAAGCGGCCGATTATGAGCGGCTGAGAGACCTCTTAGGCGCCATCCAAGGCCGCTTCATCCTGTCGATCAACGATCGGCCGGAGATACGCGACATCTTCGCCCCCTTCCATATCGAGCCGGTCGACCTAACCTACCGGATCAGCGGCACCGCCACCAAGGCGCGCGAACTCATCATCACCGGAGGAAAAGAAAGTGGCTGGTAA